CATTTTAATCCTACTAAGTATAATGATTACTTTGATATAATTATAGATGATGGTAATCATTTTTCAAGTTGTCAGAAAGCTACATTAATTAATACCTGGCAATATTTGAAACCTGGAGGTTGGTATTGTATTGAAGATATAACAGATAGATACGAACGACCAGTTAAGTTGATAGAATATTTAAACGAGCTATCAGAAGAAGGTCATAGTGTTGGATGGTTTGAAAATCCTGACAGTATAAGATATGATTCAAGAATGGTAGCTATAAAAAAGAAAGGTAAAATTGCAAATGTTTAAATGGTTAGATGGATGGTTTAATACACCAGCAAAGAAAAAAGTAAAAAAAGTAAAAGTTCCAGAAGAAGCTATGGGTCTAAAACCTAAAGTTAAAGTTATGTCAAGAGAGCAAATGTTAAAGCTAACTAAAGTACAGCTAGAACAAATGGGTAGAGAAAATGGAATTGAATTAGATAGAAGAAAAACTAAAGACAAATTGGTTGATCAACTTCATAAAAAATTAACTAGAAAGGTAAAGTAAATGGTTGAAGTTTCAAACCCACCTGTAAGAGAGTATTTGTATAGAGCATTAGAAGATAAATTTGAATCTGATAAATCTCATGCAATAGCAACATTGGAATTATCATTTAGTAGACCAGTGGCTATTGGAGAGCATCCACAACTATTAGATGATATGGCTAAGTTAGTAGGAGATGTAGCTACAGCTGAAGAAAATCTTGCTGCACTAAGAGATAACTTTGGTGTTAAAGCATATCCTGAAGGTGTTACAGCACAGGCTCCTGTAGAAAATCCAGACGCTAGTCATATACAAAAATAAATGATTAGAGTTTCTAAGTTTGATGATGTGTATTTGAAAGTAGATACTGATCCTAGCACCAGTCAGGAGCTAAGTGACTATCTAACTTTCACAGTACCAGGCGCACAGTTTATGCCTCAAGTGAGGAATAGATTTTGGGATGGTAAGATACGTCTATTCAATCAAATGAAGAAACAATTATACTTTGGACTTGGTCCTAAGATAGAAGATTTTTGCAGAAGTAGAAACTATGAACTAATAGTAAAAGATGACCCTTCATTTTTTCAGCAAGAGTTTTCTTTAAACGAAGTTGATGATCTTGCAAAGAACATTGGACTTACTCTTGAACCAAGAGACTATCAAAAGAAAGCTATTGCACATGCAATAAGAAATAAAAGATGTATGATGGTTTCACCTACTGCATCTGGTAAGTCATTAATCATTTATATGTTAAGTAAGTACTATCCAGAAAGAAAACTTATCATAGTACCTACAACAGCATTAGTACATCAGATGGCTTCAGACTTTGAAGACTATGGATATAAAGATCAAGTACATAAAATTACAGCTGGTGCAAATAAAGATACTGATACAGAGATAACAGTTACTACTTGGCAATCAATATACAAGATGCCAAAGTCATGGTTCAGTCAATACAAAGTTGTTATAGGAGATGAAGCACATTTGTTTAAATCTAAGTCATTAGAAAGTATAATGAAGAAGCTAACAGATTGTCCTTACAGATTTGGTTTTACAGGTACGTTAGATGGTACATTAACACATAGACTAGTATTAGAAGGATTGTTTGGTCCTGTTGAAAAAGTAACTACTACATCTGATCTAATAGATAGTGATCACCTAGCAAAGTTTAAGATAAATATAATTACATTAAAGTATTCAGATCAAACGTGTAACTTATTAAGACGTGCAAAGTATCAAGATGAGATAGATTTCTTAGTAAGGAATGATGCACGTAATAGATTTATTCGTAACTTATGTATAAGTCTTGAAGGTAACACATTAGTATTATTTAATTTTGTTGACAAGCATGGAAAAGTGTTGTACAATATGATTAATGATGACGAAACTAAACACGCATTTTATGTTCACGGAGGAGTAGATGGTGAGGAGAGAGACCACATTAGATCTATTGTTGAGCAATCTAACGAGGCTGTTATTGTGGCATCCTATGGAACATTTAGTACTGGTGTTAACATTCGTAATTTACATAACATAATATTTGCAAGTCCAAGTAAGTCAAGAGTAAGAAATTTACAATCTATAGGTAGAGGACTTAGAACAGCAGAAGGTAAAACTGAAGCAAGACTATTTGATATAGTAGATGATCTAAGACATAAGCAATGGAAAAATTATGCCCTAGAACATTTTGCTGAGAGATTAAAAATTTATAATGAAGAAAAGTTTCCATACAAAATGTACTCAGTACGTTTAAAGGAGTAGAGATGACACATGCAGTAATTAAATTAATGAATGGTGATGAGATAGTATCAGAAGTTGGTGTAGAAAATAATGATACTATTAAATTATTACATCCTATACAAATTCATAGAATAATATCACCTGCTGGATACGAAGTAGTAAAGTGTTCACATTGGTTATTGTTTAGTGAAAGTCCTGAGGTAACACTTGATAAAAAACATATAATGTTAATGGTCAATGATATAAATGAAAACGTATTATCACACTATGACTATTTTATAAAACATGCTAGAAATAAAGAACTAGAGCACGTACAACCAGATGAAAATATAATTGATAGAGCAGAACGTATATACAAAGAACAACAATTACACAGAAAAAATTTAGAGGATGATATGGAACAAGAAGATTTAAATTTAGAGGAGTATTTACGTAACGTGTCAAATACAACTATACATTAAATGGCACATTATGTAGATAATAAAATTCTTTATGCTACTATGATTGAGTATAAAGAAAAAGTAAAAGATGCTGAGGCAGTAGATGATCCTAAGCCACCTATACCAGATATTGTAGGAGCAGCTTTACTTAAAATAGCAAATAGATTATCAACTAAACCTAACTTTATAAACTATACATTTAGAGAAGAGATGGTTAGTGATGGTATAGAGAATTGTATTAACTATATTGATAATTTTGATCCTGATAAATCTAAAAATCCATTTGCATATTTTACACAAATTATATACTATGCATTTCTAAGAAGAATACAAAAAGAAAAGAAACAATTATATATTAAACATAAAGCAATACAAAACTTTCAAATCTTTGACGGATGGGTTGATCCTGCTGATGGTCAGACAATGGTTACACAGCAAGCTATACCTGAGACTACAGATTACATGAAAGATTTTGTAGAAAATTATGAACAAAAAGAGCAAGAGAAGACTAAAAAGAAATCTCCAACACCTCCTCGAGGAGTAGAGGCATTTTATAAAGAGAAATAAATTATGAAGATAGCATTAGTGACTGATTTACATTTTGGTGCTCGTAATGATAATATAAAAGTAGCACTAAACCAAAAAAAATTTTATGATCAAGTATTCTTTCCTTACTTAAAAGAACATAACATTGATACTGTAATAGACTTAGGCGATACATTTGATCGTAGAAAGTATATATCTTTTACATCTTTAAAAGCAGCAAAGAGTATGTTCTTTGATCCATTAAAAGAGAACAATATAACCACACATATGATTGTAGGTAATCATGACGCTGTGTATAGAAATACAAATGAACTTAATTCAGTGTATCTGTTAACACAAGAGTATCCTAATATTATAGAGTATCATCAACCGACAGAAATAGACATAGGTGGATGCGAGATGCTTATAGTACCGTGGATATGTAAGGACAATGAAAAGCAATCTTATGAAATGATAAAAAATACTACAGCTCAAATAGTTATGGGTCACTTAGAGTTAAAAGGTTTTCAAATGAACAAAGGGTATGTAG